TCGTTGATGACATTTTGTTCTACTTGCATGATGACGGGGTTAAGTCGTATCGAGATGCTGTAGAAAAGGCGCTTGGCAAATTCACTATCACACTAAACAAGGAGTAAGTAATGAAGACAGCACAAGATTATTTAAGCAAGTATTGTGGAGGTCGAGTTCGGGGCGGCTTTAACCAGCGAATTCAGGGTTACTCAATGCCTACTGGTCATGGACAGCAAGAGGAGCTTCAGGGCTGGGATATTGCTAACGAAATGATACGGGAAGGCAAAATTTATTACACGCATACCTTTTCGCATGGATGCAGGAGTTTATCGTTTAGTTATGGAGGATCACACGTTTGTAACTCTTGCGGCAATAGTCGATTAGAAAAGTCGTGGTGGAACATTAAGGTAATGAAGGATGGCAACGCATGGTTTTGTGTTGGAGAAGGGTTTGAAAACCGTCAAGAGTCTGATAATTACGCATTCGGAGACACAAGAGAAGAAGCTATAAACAATTATTACACACTAAACAAATAGCAACACATAAGCCACTAAGCGCCTAACCGGCGCTTTTTTATTACGCGCAAATAGTGTGATATACTAAACAAAACCCAAATTTAGGATAGAGATGTCGTTACGTCCAATATTTAGACCGTTGTTTCGAGATATATTTAGGCCGCTAATTGACCCGGCACAGCGGATATTCATCACGCTTGACCCAGTTTTACAGTCGCATTATACGATGCAGAATCCAGTTGTTGAGACTGGTGATTTTATTCACTCGTTTGAATTTATATACGATGGCATTGGGATACAGACTGTTTTATCTGACACGGCTGGCAGTTTGGAACGGCTTTATCTTGCCGGGACTGGTGTAGAGTTAACCGGCCAGGTTTTTGTTAGCGCCTTAACCGGCCTAGATGTGAATAAATTACACAGAGGGACGCTGGTGCGAACAGGGTCATCAATAGAATTATTTATCAATGATGCGCCAAAAGGCACAATGAGTAGAAGCTCCCCTGTCGTGTTTAATGCAATCGCCGGTAATCATAATTTAACTGATAGATTCTTCGACGGTATTCTTGCGAATATAGATCTCGGCAACGGCAACGCATGGAAACTAGACCTCGCAACAGGCAACACAGAGCAAGCGGCTAACGGCAACAATCTCCTGACATACGTAGGCATTCCCAATTCAAACAGGGAATTATTCGAGTTCAACGCTGCAACAGACCCAGACCAATGGGAAAACATAAGCCCTTCAGTGCAAGTTTTACCCGCAATAATTCAGGTGGCATAATGTATACTATATATTTTGCACCGCCTCAATATTTGTTAGATAGATATGAACCCGCTGGCCCCACTACGTACACTATAAACGGTGTATTATTTTTTATATTCGGTGATGCCGACATAAAAGACGAATCACTTGACAATATAGCGGATAATGGACTTAACCACGCATTTCAAGAGGGCAATCCCGGGCTAACAGTCGCTCAGGGGCGGTATATGTGGGAACAAGAGTGGAAACCTAAAGAGGATTAAACATGGCAGCTTTAACAACGCCTACAGTAATTGAACGAGGCACACATCAAATCACTATCATTATCGGCACCGGCACTGCAACACTGAAGATAAAAAGTCAGGACGTGCCGACAGCGCAGCCTTTGCCAAACGGTAATTTTAGCGCAAGCACTGTAACGCTAATGGATATCGGTAGTGGGGAGTTGTCTGCTGATATTACGGGTGACGCGCAAGTGTTTGTGGATTTAGTGTCATCTGGTGAAAGCTAAAATCGAGGGATATTATAAATGTGGTTAAGACAGTCAACGGCATCACAAGAAATAAAACTTGGACCATTCCTTGATTCAACAGATTTTAACACTCAAGAAACCGGGCTAACCATTGCTAATACTGACATTAAGCTAACAAAAGGCGGCGCAACCACAGAGGTTAACAAAAACTCTGGTGGAGCCACACACGTTGCCGGTGGTAGGTATTCGGCGGTGCTAGATGCCACCGATACTAACACGTTGGGAATAATTGAGGTTGATGTTCACGTTGCCGGAGCCTTGGCTGTTCACAGAACATACATGATCTTACCTGCTGTAATTTATGACTCGTTAGTTTTAGGCACTGATAATTTACCGGTCGACGTATTAGAGATTAGTGGAGACTCGACGGCAGCGGATAATCTTGAATTACAATTTGACACAACAGGACTAACTGGAGATACATTTCCGTCAACCCAGGCGCAACTATCTAATATCACAAGTACGGGTAGCGCAGTAAACACATCGCCAGGTTCATACGTACTAACGACAGGAACCCAATCATCAGGCACGGTTGCCGACACTGTCGCTTTAGACGGCGTAAAACATGAACACACAGACACGGCGGGGGTGTTGGATCTGTATTATGAATTCAATATAGGCGGCGGAATACCGTCAACAGTACGAATTACAGGGCTACTAAATAATAATAACGATGATTTGGAGGTTCATTGTTACGATTGGATCGCGGCGGCATTTGTTCAGGTCGGAACACTGGCAGGACAAAACAACACATCAAACAACACGGTAAACGATTACGCATTATTCACAGCAATGGTGGGTGTAGGGGTAGATCGGGGCAAAGTCAGAGTTAGGTTTACGGATGGAGCATTTACGATGACTTCATCAACGTTAAGAGTAGATCAGATATTCGTGTCATATTCCGCAACAAGCGAGGGTTATGACGGTTTTGTTTGGTATGACTCTAGCGCATCAAACACAAATACAGTCGTAGGGGTTGATGGAACGTCAAGAAATCCAGTTTCGACACCGGCAGCGGTTGTAACGCTATCGGCAGCGCTTAATTTAAACAGAATACACGTAGCGCCCGGTTCAACATACGCGCTAGCGTCAACATATAGTAATTATCTTTTTGCTGGCGATGGGAAGTGGATATTAACCTTGGGTGGGCAGGATATTTCAAGCACTACGTTTATCGGCGCTAACGTTAGTGGCACCGGGATCGGCTCTGCCCCGGCCTTTTTTAAAGACTCAGAAATAGGAACTTGTACGTTAGTTCCATTTATTGCGGATCATTGTGGGTTAGGCGGGACTATAACATTCTCGGCGGCAGGAAATTACGAAATTACTTCATGCCATTCGTCAATCGCTGGCTCAACCACCCCGATCATCGATACAGGCGCAGCGGTCGCTAACGTCAACCTATCGATTCCGGATTACGCTCAAGGCATTGAGATAAGAAACCTAAATAGCACAGGAACAGATGAGTTCAGCATTTCAGGTATGGGCCAAATTATTTATGCCGCATCATCAAGCGGTACAGTTAACCAGCGCGGTGACTGGAAGGTAAATAACGCGGGAGGCGTAACCATTACCACTGATGATAACTCTTCAAACATTTCGGCAACGCTCGCTGATACGGCTGATATGCAACCAAAAATAGGAGCGCCAGCAAGCGACATTAGCGCAGACATCGCAGCGGTTAAAGTCGATACTGCCGCCACAGTGTCTGACACTAACGAGCTACAAGCAGACTGGGCGAACGGCGGCCGACTAGATGTAATACTCGACGCAAGAATGGCAGAGGCAAGCATTAACACGACAGGGGGCGCGGTTGATGTGGTTACGACCAACACCGACATGCTAACTACCGCGGCTATATTGGCGTCTGGTGATGCAGATGGATTTAGTATTGAAGAAGTATTAAAGCTATTACTATCAGTAAGCACTGGCGTTTTGTCGGGAGTAGATACAAACACTGTAGTCATCAAGGCGGCAGACGGAAGTAAGACGAGAATAACAGCAACTGTAGACGCTATTGGTAATAGAATCGCTGTGGTTAGGGATGTGACAGGTTAATGTTCGCATCGCGTTATTTTAATCCGAAATATTGGGCCAAAAAATACTGGCCCAGAAACGGCGCGTTTGCTGGACCAAGCTTTAACGTACCGGGAAGAGTAGATCCTACTGGTGAAAGCGTAAAAGTTGTTCTTGATACTAGTGGAGAATCCATTCAAGCTAGGCAAATAGGTGGGTTTGCATTACAATCAATTATCGACCCTAACGGACAGTTAATTAGAGTTAGACTAGATATTTCAGGTCAATCATTAATAGCCGCTATGGACAATACAGGCATAGCGAGTCAAGGAAACATTAAGGAATAAATATGTCATTAAAAGCAACAGAATCAGGCAAGCCGTTTAGATACGACACGGGAACTGATTTATCAAGCAATACCGCATTAGCTTTAAAATTCACCAACCCGGCAGGAACGGAAATAACCGTTGCGAACCCAAGGGTGACGGCACCAGCAGTAAACATAATAGTGACCGTTGATGGCGCAAGCGTGACATTTAACGGCAATGAATACATGGAGTTTTTCACTAACGCAACTGATTTTGTAACATCTGGCACATGGAAAGTATGTGGAATTTACACCAACACCGGCGCATCACCCAACCCTGAGGTGTGGCACGGAGATCTAGTTTCGTTTATTGTTGGCGAGGCGTGCTAATGTGCGGTAAGAAGGTGTATCTCACTAGAAAAAAGCAAAAAGGGCTGTACGACTACTACTAAACAAAGGATATAAACTAAAACACTACAAATGCGAGCAGTGCAGCCTATTCCATTTAACATCGAAGGCAAATTATTACTACCAACTTAAAATCAGACAATCGAGGTACTTACCAAATGAGTAAGTTCACATTCACCGAAAAACAACTAGAACTATCAAGGAAATTAACCAGCCTACAATTTAAAACCGTTGTGAATATAATCAAAGGGTGTATGAGCAACAGGAAAGCCTATTATGCAGCGGGTGGCACAGCTAAGAGCGATGTATCAGCCGACTCGACCGTAACAAAATTACTTAGTAAAGCTCAGGTTAAGGCGTTTTACGAATCTCTACTTGAAGAAGTTGCCGGGAATGCAATACTTAGCCGCTCTGAAGCGATGGAAATACTCACCGATATTGCCAAGACAAAGATAAATGATATTGCTGATTTCTCCACCATTCAAATCACGGATAGCGATGGTAATACTAAAAAACAATCAGTGTGGTCATTCAAAGATAGCGATGAGATAAGCGACAGAGCCGCCAGGGTGGTTAGCGAGGTGTCAGTGGGCAAGGATGGCATAAAGTTCAAGACACACTCTCAAGTGGACGCTATCAAGCAATTAAGGGCTATGGAAGGATGGGATAAAGCGGTCAAGCTTGAACACTCCGGGCCTGATGGTGGACCAATTGAAACCAAGTCTGATGCTGATTTGGCCAGGAAGATAGCGTTTATGCTGACTAAAGGCGTTGCGACCAAGGAGTAGCCGCAACATTGGGGCGCTCTAAATCTTAACGCCAGCAAAGGTAAACGGCACGTCCTCCACAAAAACCTTGAACGGCGCGTGTTTGTCACCACTAACCACATTGTCAGTACATACGAGTATAGTAAAAATGCTATAATGATGCAAACCATAAATAAAGATAATCATGCTTGAAGAGATACTACTAAAACTCAACGCCATGAGCGACGAAGACAAAGAAGAACTCAGGCAAGAGGTTGATGACGCGATAGGCGATTTGAAGTGGATTCCCAACGAGGGAGCCCAAACCACGGCCTATATGTCTGATGCCGATTTAACTTACTATGGTGGCGCTGGCGGTGGTGGTAAAACCGATTGGGGACTGGGATTAGCATTCAACAAACACCAAAGAACTCTGATAATGCGCCGCAAATACACTGACCTGTCAGGCATTATTGATCGCGCTATTGAAATTAACGGCACTAAAGATGGCTTTAACGGCGCTCCCCCTCCAAAGCTAAGAACAGCAGATGACCGGTTAATAGAGTTTGGCGCAGCTAACCGCGTTGGCGACGAGCAATCATTCCAAGGTAGACCACACGACTTACTTTATATCGATGAGGCCGCTCAGTTTGCAGAGTCACAAGTTAGATTCTTAATGGGTTGGGTGCGTAGTGTAAAAGAAGGTCAGCGCTGTAGAGTTTGCCTCGGCTCTAACCCTCCATTATCAGACGAGGGCGCGTGGCTCGTTAAGATGTTTGCTCCCTGGCTCGATAATACTCACCCAAACCCGGCTAAATCTGGTGAATTAAGGTGGTTCGTTACCGATGGCGGCTATGATTACGAGGTGCCTGGTGATGGCGAGTTTGTGGTTTATGATGATAAGGTACGAAGGGCAGAGCCTGTCGATGGCACCAACACGCTAACCTCACTATCAAGAACATTCATCCCCGCAAAACTAAAAGATAACCCCTTCCTGATGAGAGATAAGCAGTACAAGGCACAGCAAGATGCTTTACCGCCTCACTTGAGGGATGCTATCCGTGATGGTAATTTCAGCGCAGCAAGAGAGGATCACGAGCTTCAACTGATACCTTCAGAGTGGATTAAAGCAGCCAACGACCGGTGGCGACCAAACCCGCCAAACAAAGCACCACAATGCGCTATCGGTGTTGACATAGCTCAAGGTGGCAAAGATCAAACGGTTTTAGCGCCTAGATATGATGGTTGGTATGACAAATTAATTAAGTACCCTGGTAAAGATACGCCCGATGGTAAGACGGTAGCTGGTATTATCATCAAACACCGCACCGATAACAGTAAGATAATAATTGACATGGGCGGTGGCTACGGTGGTGCGACTTACGAGAAGCTAATAGAGAACATCAACCAAGAGCTAGTTGTCAAACATAAGGGCGCTGAGAAATCGACAAAGAAAACCAAACAAGGCGGGTTAGAGTTCTTTAATAAAAGGACTGAAGTCTATTACAGGTTTATGGAAGCGCTAGATCCAACACAACCAGGCGGATCACACATAGCACTGCCACCTGACCCCCAATTATTCGCACAACTATGCTCAATAAGGTTAAAGCAAGATGATTTAATCGTTATCCAACTTGAGCCTAAAAAACTATTAGTTGAAAGAACCGGAATGTCACCGGATGATGCGGATGCTGTAACTCAAGCGTGGAGCGCTGGCCCTAAGCAGGACAATTTTAGGGGTGGATGGGATAAATATCATAGCAACGCAGGGCAACGCACAGTTAAGAAGCCTAACCGTTCAGCCTCCCGGTTTGATAAACCCAGTCGTAAATGGTAAAATCACAACAAATTATAGAGGGTTCCAAATGGGTGATGTTAAGAAGTTGTTACATACAGTTACAGGTGGGCTTTTTGAGTCTCCTGATTTGCCGGAAATACCAGACCCAGCATTAGCTCCTGACCCTGAAGATTTAGCAGGTAAACGAGCTAAAGAAAAAGACATTAAGCGCCGCAAAGCAGGCGGCAGAGTCAGCACAATTCTAAGCGAGAATTCTAAACTTGGCTAAATTAGAGGTTCACGACCTAAAGCGACAGGCAGAGGATTTGTTCACTAAACAATATCCGATGTTGTCGCTGTACCAGACCCTTGCAGATCACTTCTACCCTGAACGTGCTGACTTCACTGTGACTCGTAATATCGGCAATGAACTAGCTGATTTGTTGGTTGATTCATATCCTGTTTTAGTTAGGCGTGACCTGGGTAACTCATTCAGCGCCATGTTACGTGATGGTGACTGGTTCAGCATGGGCGTTAAAGGTGAGGCTGATTATGACGGTAACGCATGGCTTCAGTGGGCAAGCGGTCGATTAAAAGACTTGTTTGATGATAGAGCGGCTAACTTTGTCAGAGCGACTAAAGAAGGTGATCATGATTTCGCCACCTTTGGGCAGTGCGTTATCAGCATTGAGCTGAACAAATTCAAGAATGGTTTGCTGTTTAGAAATTGGCACTTAAGAGACATGGCCTGGTTCGAAGATGAAACCGGTCAAATATCTGGAGCGGTCAGGCGGTGGAAGCCCACCAACGCGCAGCAAAAGAGTTATTTCGGTGACAAGGTTCATCGCAAAGTAAATGAAAACGTTAAAGAGAAGCCATTCGAGACAAGTGAAGTCCATCACATGGTATTGCCGTCCGAAATGTACGGCGATTCTTCTATTACAAACCCCTACGTATCAATATTTATCGACGTGGCCAACGATCATTTAATCGAGGCTGTGGGTATTAATAACAAATATTATGTCATCCCTCGCTTTCAAACTATTGCCGGTGGTGCCTATGCTTATTCCCCTGCCACGGTAGTCGGATTGCCTGATGCGAGAGCGTTACAGGCGATGACTCACACG